TATGAGAATATAACCATGAACGATGATCAAAATATTAATATTGTTTGTTTAAAAGGTGTTAAAACGCTTGAATTGTCATCGATTTTTATAAATGAACCGCACACGCTTTTATATTTATTGGTGTTTTTGATAATATGCATCTATATTGTCAAAATGAAAAAATCAAATATTAATATGAATATGATTTCTGTAACTAAATCGTCAATCGGTTCTTTGAAAAAGAAAATATTGAGACGATAATTTACTTTATTAATATTATTTACTTGGTAATATTATTAAACCACTTGTCCTTGATCTCTTGGTCTAACACTAAAAACTGATGATTTTCATACTCTTCCGGCGAATTATAAAATAAATGAACTGGACCATTAGAATGTTGACCACTGCCCACAACAACTTTAAAAAAGTTGCTCTCATCCTTCTTTCTACCTACAATAAATTGAGTTACTTCTCCAGTAATTGCACGACGAATTCTCGAACCGCTGGTTGTGTTTGTACCATAGTAAGAAATTTTAATATTATCATAATATTTACCCTTCCATTCATTATTAAAACGACGAGTTATTGTGTGCAACATTGAGGAAACATTGTTGCGTTTGAACTCATTTAGTGCAGTTTTTTCATTTAACGCAGTCTTTTCATTATATACTTGGTCGGTTGATGCAAACATATCAGATTCATACATTTTATATTTTTAACACTATGTTTCTAAGTGATTATTGATTATTATTTATAATTTCGTAAATAATAATTTGTTTTGTTAGATATTGTTAGAAAGAATATAATAAATTTATAATTCTGAATCAGCAGTTCTTGATTCATATTCTGCAATTTTATTATTTAATTCTTCATTTTTCAATATTAAATCTTTGTTGCGTCGCAATACTTCGCTCACTAAATGTGTCTTGTCATTCAAGAGTTTCTCGTAATATTGTTTTAAATTATCCGCGTATTCCTTCATTTTTTCTTTCATTTCACACTCCATTTTAAAAAAAACCGTTTTTTGATGATCTTCAATCATTTTCTCGCGCTCTTTTTTAATCTTCTCAGTTTGTTGCAACACATCTTGTTTATGCACCGGCAGACCGGGTTCATATGAATCTAACAAGGTATCCACGTCTTCCATATAAAACTTGATCAATTCTGGTTCTTTCATGAAATCAGATACCGTTTTGGTGGATTCATTTATGTATTTATTCGGGTCATTTAAAATATGTTTTTTATCAAACGAGTTATGATTATGCGAAATAACCAAAATGGATTTCGTAGGGTCTAACTGCACAAAAGGAATCGTATAATTTTTTAAAAACGATTTTTCCTCCGCCAAACACGCAGTATCATCATATTTAGTCTGACTCAACAATTCACGCCGAAACGCAAATGTGGCGGCGGTAGAATGATTTGGTCCATATGGTCCAAACTGATATAATTTTTGAATATGTTTAAAATAAATATGCATTTCACTTGTTCCGGCACACAACGCTTTTGGATTCGCCGCCAATGTTTCAACCGCATGACTAACTCTTTCCGGTGGGTAATAGTCATCATCGTCCATATATATGATAATTTCACCGGATGATTTGTTATGCATTGTATTACGTTTTTTACCCAGCGTCATTTTAGTATCATACTTAAAATACTTCACATTTGGAATATGTTTTACAAGATCTTCGATTTTATCGGTTCCATCGTCAATAATAATCCATTCCATTTTGTCATTCGGGTATGTTTGGTGTTCAAAACACTTTATCATGAAAGGAATAAATGGTCTGCGATTAAATGTAGGTGTGCAAATACTAACAAATGGTAACCGAGTCTTGTTTTTATTTTTTTTATTATTTGTATTATTTGTATTATTATTGTTCATATAAATAAAAGTACATTTTATTTATATTGTTTTCATCTGCGTGTTATTATTGCGATTTTGTATTTATTTTGTTTTCGCGTTTGGAATATATTGCGAATAAAGTTTTGTAAATGTCATCAAAAATAGAATCGCTCCCAAACAACTCATCGCTTCAGTTGTACCAATATTTGTATAAATCACTTTTAATAAAGTAAATGAAATCAGAAGCATTATTACTTGACGTTTATACACTATAAAATCATACACAAATTTAGAGAAATCGTAAGATTTATGATTATGTCTAGTTTCACATGGAATTAATAATGGAGTAATAATTGAATACAACATACTTATTATAGGTAATCCAATAACAACCATCGGAAATAGAAGGAAAATAACGTATATAAAATATATAAACCAATTTGTTAATGAACTGAATGTTTGGGTGAATGTTGGTGGTTTTGAATCCACGTCATACGTCGTAAAAAATTGTTTGAAATGAATTATGTGGTATATAAACGCCATAAGTATATTTATAAAAAACATGATGAACCATATGAATGGAGTAACATACATAGACGCAATCATAACAAAACTCTCGGGTAATTTATACGCTAAACCAAATAGTGAAGTTATAATTGTCCAATTATTGCTAATCATGCTAGTTAACACCAATTTTAAAAAATGAACCAGCGGAAATGTTGAATCATTCAATAGATTCATGAACGTATTGACTGTCAGCGTCTTTATAACATCGTCTTGATTAAATTCCAGCGGTGTTTTTTCAGAACCCTGATATTTGGGTAAAAACCCATCGCCGTAATTTTTTACATTGTGAGTTTCAACGATATTTTTTATTTTATCCGCTTTTTTTGTGAAACCAAGCATGTTTGTCTCTGCTAACAAAGTTGTGTATAACGTAATTGAACTTATAATAAAAATACCGGCAGATAACCATAATATACTGGATGAAAATTTCTGTCCAATATCAACCCAATTAATAGCGGTCTTTTTTTTCATATCCTTATAATAAACGAATATAAAATAATCATCATATGAACTTCCTTAAATAACTAATTTACTAAGTTGCATACATTAAACCGCAGTTTCCTCCAACAAACGTAATCATATTTAATCGTTCTTCAAATACATACAAATCATAATTATACGTATAAATACGCCAAGTTGGTTTATTAATACCAATAACCGTTCCGTTTTCATCACAAAACGTAGTTGTTTGCACATTGGAATCTAATGGCGGTTGAATTGTAGTGAATTCTAGTTCCACTTGGTTGAAACGGTTCATATTAATCGCGCCGGATGGTTGAATATCATATGGAGTTGTATTCATGCAAAAATTATAACAATATAACCCATCGGGTGCATTTCCCTGAGTTCTAACATATTTTTCGATTAAATTGTATACTCCTACAGGTTGACTATTCTCGCGATAAGACCCGTCTAGTAAAATTCCCATATTGGATAATATATTTTTTTCATTTTCAACCGAGTAATCTCCAGAATAATATAACAATTGATTTGTAGTTGGGGGTATTATATTAATATCCGAGGGCAGATAATTATACGCCCAATTCGTATAATTGCTCCATTCGTTTCTCAGATTGACATCACTTCTCTGAAAATAAAATAAATTACTCGATACCATACCCAATGATTTCAAATCCACTTTATTCGTCCCGGTAATATTGAAGAATTTTTTCTCATTCACTTGTCTGAATAAATATTTTTGTTCTTGAAGCGCAAATAGTCTCGCCTCATCCGTCGATAGAAAACAATATGTGCAATTCAAGTGAATGTCTGTGTTCCATAAAGTTCTAGTGTCTAAATATTCAGTAGAATCATCAATGATTTCACTTGGCGGTGTTTGCAAAAAACGATGAAATTGCATATATGTAGAATTAAAATTGGGTGCTACATATGGATATCCATTCGCAGAATCTTGAACATCGATAATTCTGAATAATTCATTGATCGGTTTAAAAGTAATTGTAATATGCAATTCATTATATTGCAATGATGTTAAAGGAAACGCCATTTGACTTTTTAGCATAAACCACGAATTTAAAGGAATATATAAAATTCTTCCTCGAATGGATGGTTCTGCGCCCACCGGATTGGTAGTATATGTCGCATTTGGATACATATTTGTACGTGCACCACTATTCGCCGGATCATTAATCTCGCTGATATTTCCAATCATTTTATTGAATAAATCCATCTTTTCAGTAGGATAGTCTCTTTGAACCGCCGCCAATAAGTAATCGCCGGAAAATTCCTGAAGTGTTTGATTACCACATGTAATGGATATTTTGTTAATCATTTTAGCGCCAATATTGTCAATCCATTTAAATCCGTATGGTATATACAAATCATTTACAGCGTCATAATAAAGTGGACTCCAAATATGGGGAAGTTCAAATGAAATATACGTGTCCATTAATAAATCAGCATATCTAGGTATTTTAAAAATAAAGGTGGATTCTTCGGTTAACCTTAATGTTCGCGAACCTTCAAAATCTACCCTAAATTTTTGAAATCCGAAATTAGTATATTGAGCATAACTTGATTTAAAAAATGTTTTAGAAGGATTACCATTTAGAATAACATTTTGTTGACCATATGATACTAAATTCATGAGTCCGCCAGGCATATATGTATATATTAAATATTATTTAACTATTTTAATTTTGTTATTGTTATTGTTTTTATTCTATTTTATTATTTCCATTTATATTATATGTCAACGTCAACAGAACCATCTTTTCCTTTAAACATTACCGACATGTTGAATAAAATGGACGATAACGCCGCTATTTTTATGATTACATTTGTTACTTCTGTAATTATTATCATGTTTGGGATCTACGTGTATTATATGATTAATTTGAAGGATAATAAATGTTCAATGATAGACGCATTAAATCCGAATAAAAATACCGCAATGAGAACGGTTATCCCAAATAACAACGCATTAAATAATTATTATATTAAATCTGCCTATAATTGTTGTAGTTTAGGATCCTATAAGAATGACTATGTTGGTATGTGCGCATTAAAAAATGTGTTACGCCAAGGTGTTCGTGGTCTTGATTTCGAAATATTTTCGATTGATAATAAACCGGTTATTGCTACATCTATGACAAATAATTTCAGTGTTAAAGAAACATTTAATTCGATTGATTTCGAAGAAGCGTTGTTTTTTATTACACGAAATGCGTTCAACAATTTATTTGTCAATAATTCGGGGGACCCGATTATTATTCATTTAAGATTTAAAAGCGAAAATATTAAAATGTACGATAATTTAGCAGCGATTTTATCGAAATATCAATCATATTTCATTGACAAACAGTACAAGAATGTGAATTTGG